TCAGAAGAGATAGTAATACCATATCGTTCGCCTCTTGATAATAGAGTACATCGGTACTTTGTAGATTTTGTTATTAAAGTAAAAACTGCTGACGGTAATAATGAAACACATCTTATTGAAGTTAAACCATACAAGCAAACCCAGCCTCCTCAACCACCTAAAAGAAAATCTAGACGTTATCTCAACGAAGTAACTACCTACCTAGTAAACGAAGCAAAATGGAAAGCTGCTACTGAGTTCTGTAAAGATAGAAGATGGAAGTTCCAGATAATTACGGAAAACGAGCTCGGAAGATAAGATAAATATTCGAATGGTAGCTTACGTATTCGATACAGTACTAACGAAAGGAATGCAAGCTGGACAAGTTCCTGCTCGTACCAGCGAGGCTAGAAATTGGTATAGAAACGCTGCTCAACAGGTAAATATAACTCCTTCTAGATTAATGAAGGAGAATAGAGCTAAGTTTACTACTGGTACAGAGCCAGGCTCTATGGTGATGTTTAACTATGATCCGAAACTTAAAAGAGACTTACCTTATTATGACACGTTTCCGTTAATATTTGTTGTTGGACCTGCGGAAGGCGGTTTTCACGGATTAAATATGCATTATCTTCCGTTAAAGCAAAGAGCTGTGTTGATGGACGCATTATACAATCTTACTACTAATAATAGATATGATGATAGTACAAGATTGAAGTTAAGTTATCAATTACTTAAAAAAGCTTCTACCTACAAATATTTTAAACCGTGCTTCAAGCACTATTTACATAGACATGTTAAATCGAGAAAGATGCTTATTGACTCTGTAGAATGGGATATTGCTTTATTCTTACCTATTCAACGATTCCAGAAAGCAAGCTCTGCTCAGGTTTATTCAGATAGTCTTAGGAAGGCTGGCTAATGGCTTTTAACGTTTCAAATTTTAGAGCTAATGTTATTGGAGATAACTCACGTAGTGTATCTAAGCAATCACATTATGAGCTTGTAGTTAACTTGCCTCAAAAAATAATTTTATCTAACAGAAGTAGACAGGCTTTTGAGAATATAAGATTTAGAGTTGAGTCAGCAGAAATTCCAGGACGAGCTATCACACCGACAAATTATAAGCATTTAGGTTACGGGTTAACATCTAAGATTGGCTATGATGTTACCTATCCAGATGTTACTGTTACTCTTCTATGTGGTGCTGATCTCGGCGAAAAGTCTTTCTTCCATGCATGGCAAAGTTCAATCGTTGGCAACCATTCGCGAAATCAAGACAATAGAGTACATCAAAGCGTTGGTTACTATAACGATTACACGTCATCGATTGGTATTATTCAATACGATGAATCTGGAAAGGTAGTTTACTCGCTTGCGCTAGCTGAAGCTTATCCTATTGTAGTTAACTCATTACCTTTAAGTTGGAACAGTGAAGATCTTCATAGATTAACTGTTCAATTTTCGTTTAAGCACTTCTTTGAATCTGACGAACCACCAGCTGGTAAAGGTGCTCGCAAGAATACTGCAGGTGCCTCTCTTACTATAAATGGCTTACCAAGCATCGATGATGCTCTAGAAGGCGTAGGTTTACCTCGGGTAGGTGAAATTTTTAACATTCCGTTATTTGATACTAATAACATTACACTAACAGGAGCGTCAGACTATACTGGCTTCTTTGATTAATTTTGAGGTTAAATTATGCTTCCTAATTTGCAAAACCCTGAGTTTGAACTGAAACTACCGTCTACCGGTGAAGTAGTTCATTATAGACCTTTTCTTGTTAAAGAAGAAAAGATACTTCTTATAGCATTAGAAGGTGGTAGTGCAGAAGAAATTACAAACGCTATTTACCAGATTATACGTAACTGCGTTCGACCTGAATCAACTGATATTATGGATATGACATACTTTGATATTGAGTATATCTTCCTTAATATTAGAGCGAAGTCGATTGACAATATCGTAAGACTTAAACTATCACATGGCACAGAGTCTGAGTGTACAGTGCAAACCGATTATGAATTAGATATTAATAATGTTAATATTATATTTCCAGAAGGCCATGATAAAAAAGTCATGCTAGATGACAATATTGGTATACTAATGAAGTATCCAAGTTTAAGAGATCAACAACAGATTGAAGATGATATTACAAGCTCTGATGTAGAAAAAGTTTTCAAAGCAATATCTAACTGTATTGAAAATGTATTCGATGCAGAAAATGTTTATGAAAACAGTACATCAGAAGAAAAATTACAATTTTTAGAAAATTTAACTAAGAAACAGTTTGATAAGATTTTAGCGTTCTATAGATCTTTACCAGCATTGCAGCATGAAATTAATTATACATGTAGTACTTGTGGTAAAGAAGAATCTATAACGTTAAGGGGGATGCAGAGTTTTTTCGCTTAATGCTCAGTCATAATAGCTTAGCGAATATGTACAATACTAACTTTTCGTTAATGCATCACCATAAATATTCGTTGACTGAGCTAGAAAATATGATGCCATTTGAAAGAGATTTATATGTACAAATGCTCGTCAATTATCTTCAACAATTAGAAGAACAAAGAAGAAATCAGTAAATGGCACTACCAGTACCAGCACAGAGCCCAGGAGATAAAAACGTCCTTGAAGTATTAGAGGATAATAGCAAGTACCTGGAAGAAATTAAAGCTACTGTCACATCAGACTCTACTATTATCGAAGGTCAGTACGAAATACTACAGGACCAATTAGAGATAGAAGAAGAGAATCAAAGATTAGCTGCATTAGAAGCTGATAACGCTGAATTAAGAGCAAGAAGATTACAAGATAAATTAGGTACTGGTCCTACCGCTACTCCTATGTCTACGCCGACAGGAGCTCCTGCTGGAGATGGTAGAGGTTTCTTAGATAAAGCTAAAGAATCCTTTCTTGCTGGTTTTCCATTAGCATTAGCATCAATTGTACAAGGTGGCGGCTTAGTTGCTCTTGGAAGTGTATTCGGTGATAGTTTAGGTGAGTTTCTAGGCGATAATGTTGGTCAGTTAATAAATGATCTTGGCGTTGATCCAGCGTTTGCTCAGCAGGTAGATGATCTATTAACTGAAAGAACAGGCTCTATGATTGAAATGGGAGGCTGGTCTAAACTTTTATTTGGTAAAGCACGTTATGGTATTATTGCTGAAGCACTATCTTCTTTTTTAGGAATACCTAGTCTTACCGACCAGGGTACTATTGAGCAAATAGAAAAGGGTATTGAAGAAGCATTCGGTGAGGAAGTAGCTAAGTTATTTGGTGGAGCTGTAGATACAGTTGGATCTGGTATAAGTGGAGCGATTCATGGCAACATTATAGGAGGTATGCTGCTTGGCAAACGCGGTAGGCTTATCGGTACAATAGCTGGTTTTATTATTGATTCGTTTGACTTAACAAGTCTTTCAGACCCTGATAAACGCGATGAAATAATGAGTAACGTTTATGATGCTATACCAGAAATGCTAGGTATCGGTGCTGCTGTTGTTGGAGGTCGTGCTGCTTTAAGAGTTGCAGGTAGTGCAGCAGGGAGAGGTATAGATGCAGCTCGAGGAGCTGCAGGTAGAGCTGGCACGCGCGCCGCGTCAGCTGTCAGTAGTAGAGTTTCTAGTCTATTTGGACGCGACGGTGGAGCCGGTGCACGAGCAACACCCACAACAACAGTTGGTGGTACATCCTATGAAATAGGGTCAAGACCTACAACAAGAACTATTCAAACTGGTTTTGGTGCACGTACAATAACTACTGGTGGAGCAGGTAGTGGTTCACCATTAACTGGTACACAACGTACTGGTATTGATCCTATCGCTCGTGGTAGGGAGGTAGCTCTAGCAAAATATCCACGTTTAGCTAAGCTCTTAAGATTTCCTGGTATAGGCTCTCTAATATCTCTTGGGGAGTTGTATATAATTTTAACTGATGAAAGTATATCGGATAGAGAAAGAGTAGCTAGGGTTGCTGGTATATTTGGTGGAATAGCCGGTAGCGCAGGTGGTGCCGCTGGTGGCGCTGCTTTAGGTGCTATAGCTGGAGCATTAATGGGATCTTTTGGAGGTCCTCTTGCAATAGCAACAGGTCTTGTAGGAAGTATTGGTGGATATTTTGCTGGTGACCGCCTTGTTTATCATATTGCTAACTATCTTCTCGGTTTTACAGATGATGAACTACCTGACGGACTAATAGAAACAATAGCACCAGAGATGCCAGAACCACCAGCCTTAACTCCAACAGGTGGAGCTCCTGCTACAACAACAGGTCAAGGTGGAGCAACTGCTACCCCGACATCAACAACATCAGGTGGCACAGTTAATACTACAACTGCTAATATGGCTGCCCAGGGTGCTACAGAACTATCAGCAGCTAATTTAACTGGTGAAGGTGCTATTGAATCATCAATGACTAATGTACCTGGAGCTGGTAATGTTGAATCATCAATGACTAATGTACCTGGAGCTGGTAATGTTGAATCGTCTAGAGCTAATACAATAAGAACAGCTGGAGTATCAATACTAAGTCCTGACTCGGTAAGAATAATTCCTCAGGTAGCTGCTAATCAAATAACTGAAAGATCATTGATGCTCGGTCAGCAGTCTGGTAATTTAAATCTGCTACAACCAGTGCAGAATGTTACTAATGTAACTAATAATAACAGCACTAATGTCAGTGGTGGCGGTGGAG